CCCCGCAGTCTATGTCGAGCCAGAAGGCGCGGAGCGCCTGCACGTTGGGCTTCTTGCGCCCTTCTTCTTTGTCGTTGGTTTTGAATTTGGCGAGGCCGAAGAATACGTTCTTACCTTGCTTCACCATCTGGGCGGCGCAGTCGTCTACCTCCTTGCGTGTCTGGAAGAACCGTTGGTCCGGCGGACCTTTCTTAATACCGACTACGCAGAACCAGCCATCGGCTGGCTGCACAGTATCAAGAAGGTCAAAAGTCACAGATCAGCCCTGTCCCACACGCATGCCTCCCTATTAGGACGCAGCTAAGAATTTTCGGATTAGCGCAGTATACGCTCGGTTGGGTTCAGCAGTGCCGCGAAACCAATTATACACGGCTTGGCGCGTGGCCCCTAAATCGGAAGCCACCTGTTGGACGGGTATACCCTTAGATATGCACACCCGTCCTAGTAATACGCCTATACGCTTTTCGTCTGCCGATGCGTTCTGTGCTACGAGATTAGTGTCGTAGCCTCTGGGCATCAGCTTTCCTCTTCGCCCCAATCCTTAAGGACTTGGGTAAGGTCGCGGGCCTTAGCTGGCGGCGCTTCCTTCTTGGCCTTCTTCTTGACCGTTGGTTCGGCGTCAGGCTCGGCGCTTTCAAAGAAGCCGGAGTTAGCCTCTGCTTCCTTGGCTACTGCCGCAGGTGTAGGGGCAGGGATGGCAGGCTCGTCTTCTTCCTCGTCGTCAGGCTCGTCCTGTACCTCCTGCACTACCGGCTTGGCTGGCTTCTTAGCTACCTTGTCCGTTTGGGCTACCTGCAACTGCACGTAGTCCTGCGCTTCTTGGGACTGCTGGGCTTCCAGCACCATGTCAAACTCGGCGTCCGTCAGGTTGCGCACAGGCTTGAAATTGACCTTCATCGTAGGGAAAGAAGTGTCGTAGCATATGCGGGTTACAACCGTGTCGGGGCTTTCATTATGCGCGATCAAAAACTTGGAGTAGCTTTCAAACGGATGGGTATTACCATCGCCCTTACCGAATAGCGAAGCAGCCGGAATGCTCATCTGGTACACTTCACCATCTGGGTCACCCATCAGCATCACTGCAAGGCGGCGGTTGAAACGGCATGCGCGCTTACCAGCACTGCCGGAACCCTTGACGTTCTGGGTGCAGGTTGCACATACTTTACTCTGTGGATTGCTGGCGTTCTCATCCGGCACGTCCCCAAGGTTCGACCAACAGTCGGGCAGGGTCTTCTCTGCGTTCGGGTCATACGCTGCGGCGTAGTAGGTGCGGGACACTGCTGGCAGGGCGTTCACGACGATGATGTTAATCTCACCATTCACTGGGTTGCCGACAGGTTCGCCGTTGACCATGCGCTTGAACGTATGGTTGGCATTAAGGGCTACGCGGCGCGTGGTGCCGATGCCTTGGTTGTCTTTCACTTGCTGACCTAGGGCGGTCAATGCACCAGAACGCTTAGTGGTAACCACTGCGTTCTGATCTTCAAAGATGGTTAGGTTCTTGCTGCTCATGATACCCTCACTTGTTGTTTGGTTTACGTACTTGGACTGTGAATTTCCGGTCGGTGTTCAAACCAATCGGATGCTTGTCTGGGTTGTCTTCAAGGAACTGGCGCATCGCTGCGTTGTTCACCCGCTTCTCCAGTAGGTAGGGCGCGTTGTTCTGCACAATAAAGTCGTGCATGCTCTCCCAATCACTAGCCCAAAAACGCTCGGTGACACGGCGGGATACAGTACCAGCGGTAGTCTTGATGCTGTCTGCACCTACCCTGTTACACTCATCCAACAATTCGTTACTGACGGTTTCTAGGCTTTCCTTTAGGGGCGCAATACGCTCCTTCAGTTCTTCTTCCTCCTGTGCAATAGCAGCACGAAGAGCCACATATGCGCGCACAAGGTGGGGCATATCTGTAGTGGGTTGCTCGTCTTCCATAGTTTGCTCCTGTGTTGACCTGAGTAAAAGTATAATTTTACATTGTCAACAGCTATTCTTCAATTTCCATACGGTATAAGTCGATTATTTTTTGGTGGTTGGCGATGTTGCCATTGAGCAGTTTATACAGGCGTTCTTCAACCTCACTGCCTTTGATATGCACGATGGTCATGGGGTTGTGCTGGCCCGGTCGGTCTATACGTGCATTGGCTTGTAGGTAAGTCTCAACGCTTGTGACGGGCGAGTACCAGATGATTGTGTTTGCTGCCGTAAGGGTAAGCCCATGTGATGCAGCCTGTGGCTGGATGAGCAGCACCTTGATGGTGTCGGTTTCCTGAAAGTCCTTCACTATGTCGCTGCGCTTGTTGACCGACACTTTGCCGTTAATGATCGCGGAGCTTACCCCTGCTCTGTCCAGCGCCTTCTTCAGTAGGGTTATCGTATGAGTGAAGGGCACGAACACCAGCACCTTGTGGCTGCTCTCGTCGATGGCTTCCAGCACCACGTTCAGCCGGTTGCTAACGTCGAACTCCATTGTCTCGCCAGTGTCCGTATACGCCGCGCCCCCACTGATCTGGAGTAGCTTGTTGATATTGGTAGCTGCGTTCATGGAGGATACGTCTTCACCTCCCGCGCTAATAAGCATCTGCTGCTTTAGTAGCTTGTAGTATTTCATCTGCTGCGGGGTCAGCGGGGCTTCGCGCTCTACTACCGTCACAGGAGGCAGGTCCAAGCATTGGTCTTTCTCGAACCGGATGGCTGGCTGTAACGCTCTATGTACGGTGGTATCTGCGTCAAGTTTGGGGAGCCATTTGAACTGCGTGGCCTTGTACATCACCTTATCGCGGAACGAACCAAAATACTTCGGCACCCCATCGGGGTTGACCAGCTTGGCTAGGCCGTAGGCATCCACAGGTGATTGTGCTGCTGGCGTACCAGTAAGCATCCAAAGCCACGGAATGTTCTTCGACAGGCGGTTCAGCACCTTCCAACGGTTGGTCTGTGCGTTCTTATAGGCGCTAGCTTCATCGACCACGATCATGTCGAAGCCAGCCGCAGCGATTTCCTTTTCAACCACGGCTACCCCGTCAGGGTTAATGATTACGAACTCGGCACCAGCGGCTATGATTTTCTTGCGCTGCGCCGCGCTACCATGGGCGACTGAAGAAGTCCGGTGCATGGCGAAGGTAAACAAGTCTTGCTGCCATGCCGACTTCAAGATGGATAGGGGTGCGATAACCAGCACACGGCTGATACTCCCCTGCTTCATCAGGTAGTCCGCGCTCCAGATAACGGATGCAGTCTTGCCGGTCCCCTGCTCGTTAAAGCAGAACGCCCGCTCACGGATACTCAAGAAGGAGGAAGTAGTGCGCTGATGATCGAATGGGTCAAACTTGCCGGTCCACTCGTAGTCACGCAGGATAGGAGAGGGGGTATCCATGTACCCTAACTCGGCAAGGGCGCGGGCTTCGGGCAACGCCCAGAACACCGCAGTTTCACCACCGCCGATATCCTTAACCTTTTTAATCTTCTTCTTTAGGGCTGACGGGTCCGTAGGCTGGAAGACCAGCGCCATATCTGAAACGATTTCCATAGTTGCTCATTTCCCGTTGCGTTTTGCTCTGTTCTTGCTCCGCGATATAACCTTGAGATTGCTAGCCGCGTTAGTGCCGCCCTTGGATAGCGGTTTAGTGTGGTCTACGTCCTTGCCATCGCCCTTGTGGACTTTGCCTTCCCGCTCGAACTTACGCCTAACAGCGTTAGTTTTAGCCCTACGCTTCTTGTACGCTTCTGTGCCGCCGTACTTCTTGTACTCGGCAGCGTAGGGTCTGGAAGACTTATCCTTGTAGGGCATTAAAACCTCGTTAGTTTGTTCCCAACTATCCGGCTCACTCCCTGTTCAAAATACGATAAATTCGCCATGCTGGAAGCCATTGGAACCTTATTGGCCACTGTATTCCAAAACGCATAGTCCTGCAATGCGAGAGCGACTTCTTGGCGGACTAACTCACGCACGTCACCCTGTAGTTTCATAGACATGGCTGCGGTTTCTAGGTCTTCTTCAGTCATCATAATAGCCATCCAGTTCTTCCTGCATTGAGCCGCCTTCTCTCACGCATTCTACTTGGTCCATTTCTGCGTGTAGTAGCCACATGGCTTCTTCAATCTCGGAAACTTCTAGTTGCTCGTCTTCCCTACCATCGTAGTATGTAACTGTTACAAACATGTCCTTGCTCCTATCTGGGTGCCTTGTAGTGTTCGCATTTCTTGACGGGACACCACCCGCACAAGCCGCTCGTTTTGGCGTTCCAAACATTCAATCTGGAACACATTTCCAAATCATTCAACTGATCTTTGAACGCTGCCAGATATTCATCACGGCGCTCGAAATAATGTTTCCTTGGGAAGAAATCTTTGGTCACTACGAATAGCAACGCAGACTTAATCACCTTCAACTGGGGGGCGTGGTAGAACAGCGCACCAGCCAGCAGGTCCAACTGCTTCATGTCGGCGTACTTGGAGTTTTTGCCCGTCTTGTAGTCGATCACATGGGCTGTGGTTCCGTCGATAATCACAAGGTCAGCAATGCCGCGGTACCAGCAGTCGCGATCATCGAACGAACACGCCTCGAAGCCGTCGGCGGTTTTCTTTACCCCTACTCTAAGTTCAGCATGCTTGGTCCCCGGAAGGTCATTCAATGCCTCTACGTAAGGAGTGACAAAGCCATACTTCTCAGGGATGGGCGTCCCGCCCTTGATGCGGTCCTCCGCAGCCTGATGAACAAGGTTGCCATAACGCGCTGCTACCCCGAACGTATCCACTACGTCCTTAGCCACCTTCAGGTGGTAATACTTCTTAGGGCATTGATCGAAGGTTTTGATCGCGCTGAATGACCATGGGAAACTCATAACTCGTCCTCGTCCTCTGGGTCCAAGCCCCAATCAATATCGT